ACAGGGCTGCCGTCTAGGTAATCACCACCATTATGGAATTGACCAATCTGGGCCCGCTCGGCGCTGAGTACGTTGCGAAGCTCATTCAAGACTTCATTGATTTCTTGATGATTCTTTCCATTCGTCAGCAACGCTGTAGAATCTTCCCCCAATTGTTCTTCCCGGGTCTCGGCATCTTTTCTTTTAGCAGCCCATGTCTTTAATACCTTGATGGAGATACCGATTACAATTCCTCCCAAAACAGTACCGACTGTTATGCCAAGGTTCAACCAAGTTGTCTGACTGATGCCAGCTAATATGAGTGTTGTTATAATCATTGTTCTATCGACTCGCCTTCAGGACCGATTAGTGGTAAACTCGATGTAACTTCAGCAACTTCTTCTTCTTCAGCAAGAAGATTTTCAATTTCGATCTTCAATGCTTCAGTGCCATTGATATTATCAAAGAGGAAGCGAGCATATAAATCTGCTTTCGCCAGACTTGAAATCGTCTGTGCTAGACCGAACTTCGTAATGAATTCCAGAGCTTCGAAGTAATTGCTATCGTCTATATTAGGTAGGGAATTTATGGGTCCGATAAGTGCATTTACCGCTGTTAAAATAGATGTAAAAGAACTGGCTGGTGTAGCAGAAAGATTTGTTGAATTGAATGTCGGTAGCGTGACAGTTCCAACCGTAGCCGTTGCACCAGAGCTTACACCTTGAATGATATCACCTGGATTAAACTCGCCCGGATCAGCTTGTGTGATGACGAGAGTATTTGTTCCTGGAGTCCACTTCGTTGCCACACCCGATTCCACTGTTGTCAAATCGTTGATAGTTTCGCCTGCTACGAAAGTGCCAGTAATACCAGTAAGAGTTAGAGTTGTTGTGCCGTCTAGCCCACCAGTAAGTCGTTCAAAAATTCTAAACGAGGCAGTGAATGCCTGGTTTACCAGAATTTCAGCAGAACCTAACAGAGTCTCAAAGATGAACGAGAAGAAATCTTGTTCGAGTGTGCCTTCAGGCTCAAGACTATTCTTGATAAGGTTGTAGGCAACCCCAACCCCAAGCAACCCAGGGAATGATGGAGGGTTTGTGCCCTCAGGTAGAGTGAAACCACTAACCCGATCAGAGTGTGTTCGATATTGCGTAATCTCGGTACGCAAACTGTTCAGCCTGGAGATGAGCGCCGAAATTTGGGTATCAGAAATACCCCCGCTGGTGGGCGGTGCAGGTATACTAAATCGCGTTGGGATGACTTGATTGCCCGTGCCTCCAGAGAGAGGGCCCAGCAAAGCTACTTCTCTGTCGATGCTGGCAAGCGCCTGGTCAATCGCTGGTCGTACCGGGTTGAGAAATGCATCATCACCAAATACCAAATCGACAACACCACGCTCGGCATCGGTTAATTCAATCTTCTGTAACGGATCTTCTACCGCAAATTCTGCAACTGGAAATTCAATGATAGCCATAATTTATCCCGCAATAACATTACCCGAACCACTGGCCACATGGCCACACGATGCCGAATCACCTTGCCGGCAAACCGCGATACCCTGAGCAAACACCGTACCAGACGCACCAACCATAATGGGACCGGAGTGAGGCGGCGAACCGTGACCCACAACTGTTGATCCACGAACAGCAACCAAAGTGCCATTTGCGAACACCGATCCATTTCCGCCGTTGAGAATCGTCCCACCAGCAACATCTTGTCCTACTCTTGTAATACCCGGCATTGCATTCTCCTTAGTTGAGGAAGATTGTTCCCGCTCTGATTGTTACTTGGCCCGCTTGCAATCGGTAGTTACCACCTACTTCAATAGTGTAGCTGCCCGCAATCTTGTCGGTTCGATTACCACCGACTTGGGTTGTCAAGTTACCTGCCACGAACACGTTTGCATTACCCTTTTCGACCTGCACATTTAGGTTGCCCTTTCGTACTACTACTTGCATAGTACCGTCAGTAACTTCGATATCAAAAGTATTCTGAATTAAGATGCGAGCTTGATCGTCAACTGTAATATTTAGATCACCCTTGACGAGTAGGTTATCATCTTTGAGAATAATCTCATAGTTAGTTCCAACTATCTTTGTCATGCGACTACCATCGGGATGGATTTCGTCAAAGGTTCCAGCTTTATGAAACGTATGAATGCGTTCAAAGCCCGGAGTATCATCAAACTCTTGAATGTGTCCCGACTCACTCTCGTAAACATGGTTGAAAGGATATTCGGTGAAGGGAGCACACGTTGGAGGTTCGAACCATGTCACAAAAGAATTTGCCGTTGCGATTTGTCGTAGGTCTTTGTCGAGTGGTGCATTGGGATTACTGGCTTCAGATTCAATCGGTACACCAGGAAAACCTGGAATCTTCAATACATTTGTTTTCTGAGAAACAACGGGATGCTCCTCACTAGTTTTACCTAAGATTACTGTACCATCGGTTCTAGCTAAACGAGAAGTATCAGGTTCTCTTAGACCAGGAGTTGAAAATTTCAAACCCTGAAAAGAAATCGCACCGCTTGCGATACCACTCAAGCTATTCACCAAATTTCCACCACCAGCAGCAGCAGCAGTAGCCGCACTGACGGCAGCCGCTCCAGCAGCGGCCGCGTCGGCCACACTAGCACCAGCAGCAGCGGCCGCAGATGCAGCAGCTTCACCAGCAGCGGCGGCCGTTTCGGCAACAGCCGCGGCAACATCCTCAGGAATTCCACCAGGAATTCCACCGGGGATTCCACCGGGGATTGAGTCAAAGAGTCCATCAAGAATATTTGATACTGACTTTGAAGCGGCCGCGACAGCTTTTGCTTGAACCTCTTTGGCAGCCGTAATTAGATCGGCGCCTTCTTGCTCGATACCTTTGCCGGTAATATTTAATTTGGTTAAAGCATCACCTATAGCGCCTTTGACAGCCCCCTTAACATTGCCCGTAATGCCACCGGCAAGACCTTCCAGACCTTGGGCACTAGTAATAGCTGCTAGTGCCGCAGCTTCAATATTTTCTTTGACACCCGAAACGATACCCTCAATCGCCGCAACTTCAGGTAGTCCTAAGCCCGATAAAATACCGTCGGCCGCAGCCGTAATCTGCTTCTGAGAATCTGCCACGATATTCTTGGTAAGAGATTGGATTTGATCGGGCGAAATATCTATACCTGGAATTGTACCTATAGCTTTTTCTACCGCTGTTGAAACTTGAACTTCAACACCCGAAGCAACTGAAGAAACAATTTCAACTTGTCCTTGTATACCACTTGCAATATCAAGAGCTTGATCTAGAATTTTAGGATCGGCACCTAGCAGCACACCTACCGCAGCAGCTTGCGGTAATGCACCTGTAATCTTTGACTCAATACTCGTAGCTTTGTCGATTGCGTCTTGCACCGGGTTGCTGCCAGGTAGGGGATACTTACCATTAGGATCAAAGAAGCCCAAGCCTCGCAGACAGGGTTCTTGTTCTGGAATACCACCAAGGGTTCCAAGCATTACTGGCTCTTGAGCATTTTCGCCATCTCGAAAGAACCCCATAACCCATGTACCTTCAACGGGACCAACAGGGGCATGACCAATGCCATTCATTGCGGCAGACGTGATGGGCGATAGTGGGAATGCCCAAGGTAAATCTGAGATGCTGACCGAAGCTCTTGCTTGCGGATGCCAACCTAAAATACGAACACGACAGCGACCAAGTTGTAGGGGATCATGACGATCTTCAACTACACCTTGCCACCAAACGAACCCATTTGTACCCATAAATTCTGGCATTATTTGAATATATTCTTTAGTAGAACTGCACCTGAATTCAGCTTATCGCTTAAGGTAGCCATTGCGCCACCGAATAAACCAGTTGCAGTATCTTGTTTGTCGATAACACTTTCATTGCTCGTTGGAGGCAATGATTCTTTCGAAAGCTCCATTATCATTCTATGATTATCTAGTTCGATTATATGATGTATATTGGTGATAAGATAGTTGCCCGAGATATTGGGATCGCGGTTATCGGGGTAGGCATAACCTTTAATAAATTCAGGTCGAGGAACTTCAACTATTACGACATCACCTACACGACTGTTTGAATCACCAGGCAATTCTACACGAAGTCTCAATTGTTCAATTGCTTTTAATTGACTCATGCGTTGCAGTAACCATTTTTGACTCTCATCATGATCTGCAATACCATCACGCATGAAGCTATGCTTGGGATAGAACCTCACCGCAGCTTCAATCTTATCGCCATGCTTACTAAATCCTGCGAATGCTTTAGCATCTTGTTCGATGCGTTTGCCTTGGTCATCCGATTTGGAGTCCTCAATATGTTGAAGTTGCTTAAAGTTCTCAAAATAAGCAAAGTCGAATGTAGAAAACTTCTTTCGTACTAGATCATGTGTGATGAGCTTGCTCGCATACATTCCTGAATCGACTCGGTCCAAAGTAGTTCCTGATTCGATCACTTGATAATTACGCATCATACGAATTTCAGGAACGATCTGCCGATCATTACCTGATTTGGCTGCGGGCGCTGCTGTATTTGGTAGTAGTCGTTGGTTCGCAATATCATAAACGTATTTTGCGAAGGGACGACGTGTTACCATATGATTCAATGACATAAAATTGAAACCATCTAAAGTTTCAAAGAAAAAGTAATTTGCAGCATATGGATTAGTAGCTGGTCGGGCCCGATTGGCCAACCAATTGATTGCATAGAAAGGATTCCAACCAGGAATGATAAACGATTGGGAACCAGAGGTGGGCTCAGCGGCAATCTCGATACCAATTTGAGAACCAATCGTTTTAACCATATCACTGATAGTCAAATTCGTATATGCTTGACGAATACGATTTTGTTTATTGGCAAAATATGCAGAAGAAACAAAGTGTAGAGTATACGTTTGCGTTGTATGAGACAAGTCTCCAGTATATCCCGTATTGCGATCAGAAATTTTATAGATGTCAAATTCTAAATCTACTTTTTCAGCATTAGGAAATCCAGGTGTCTCAAAAACCAGTTTGAATTGCTCTTGGCCTACAAATGGAGCATTGCCGATTAGGTTGACAGCATCAACTAAAGTAATACTACCTGAGAGGGTATTGCTGTATAAATCTTCAAACAGATTGATCTGTACTAATAGCCGTTGAACATCAAAAATCTCACCGCCCACAATAATACTAACCTCATGAATGCGAACATCATTAGGAAAATAGATATCGTTGTTATGATTAGGTTGTGAGCTAGAGCGTGCCATATGTTAGAGTGTTCTGCTAAGTTCATTACGACGGAAAATGGTTTCAAGATCACGCAGAATTTCTTCCAGTCGATCAGGGTGAATCAGACGAATAATTCTTTTGCTCTCATTCAAATTACGTTCATGTTGTTCGTTAGTGACGACATCAGCTATACCAGGGAATCCAAATCCACCTTGAATATAACCATCTCTGAGTGGTAGGGGGTTAAGAGGCTTGCCCTGTGGGTCTGCGAAAAACCTCAACGCATCTTTAGAGAACGTCACCCGACGAGTCAATTCTCCCGTAACAGGCACAAGTTCGCCGATATCCTGAACCAGAGTATCACCCTCTTGAAAAACACCGAAGATATTCTCGACTACCATGCTGCTCAAGTTCGCATCAAATGCTGTCACGATTCCTCTTGCATTACTCGAAACCGTGGTTACGTCAAGACCCTCTCGAAACTGACCAGAGATCAAAAGAGAATTCAGAAAGAATGTACTACCGGGATATTTATGGGCAATAAAAGGTACTAACTCTCGTTCGCTCAGAGGCCAGTCGAAAACTGGATTAATGATATCGTTTGCGAGTAGCACAACCCAATGTAGCCCGGCGGAACCATAAAGTTTATCAGCAACAATTTCAGGTGTATCTTCATCTTTGATAGTATATGAACCAAAGACGGTTCCCACTTCTTCTAGGGATTGCTTCAAAGCAATTCTCTTGAAAATGTCGGTGATTGTCTTAGGTTTGGCAAATTTATTGCCTAACGGTATTTCAAGATCATATGTTGTCAGAGGAAACTTACCAAAGAATGTCATTAGAATCCCTCTGCAATATGGGCGCGGCTCAATGTATCAAGCTCATTGAACGTTAGCGTGAGATTGATATGTGTTGGTGGATTGCCCTGTCTTGATGTTGAAGAAGGGGTCGTTCCACGAAAACGGTCAGGTAAGTCTTTTTTCAGGCCTCTAAAAGTTGAAAAGACTCCTGCGGCGCTATAGTCAACTGCTACACCTGAAAGATAACATCGACCTACCTTATTCAACCAATCATTCTCGGCATAGGGTTGTTCTTTATTCTCTCTGGCAATATATTGAATATCAAACTCAGCAGGGTAGCCATGAAATAAACCACCTGCTTGGATTTCAGGGTGAGAATAAAATTTGAATGTTCGAATAATATTGTCGATAGCTTCTGAATCTTTCTCATTGCGGGGAGCAAAACTAAACGTGTATTCAAATGATCTTTGGTTGACCGATTTGAAAAGAAACTGCATATGTGGATTGAGAACTCTACGTCGCTTCTTCTCTAGTGTGCCAGTTGCACCAATGCTGATGCCTGCGAGACTACCAAGGTCATCGAGAATCTTGGTCACAAATCGCAAGCTGAATTGCTCACTAATACCCGCCACAAATTCTGCTTTCGCTTCTTCGGAAAGCATACTACCACCACCAATGATATCAGCCAAACCCAAACCTGCAACCGCAAGCTGTAGAGACTCGCCCTGGTAGTCAAACCCATAGTTGGTGGTAATCTTTTCGGGCATGTATAGAAGAACACTACCTACTGTTTCCATTTGAACAGGTATGATCGCATTATTGATTGTTTGTGACGTACTTGCTCCGGCCGAGGCGAGTGCTTGTCGAGTTTTCTGAATTCGAGTTCGACCGCGACCAATAATATTAACTTGTTCCTGAGTCTGTGCAAGATTATCTTTGAGAACCTGAATACCGCCGGCGATGGCAGCTGCACCTAAAATACCCCCAAAGGGATTGAGAGTAGCTAGTGCTCCGGCAAAAGGGTTCGTTGTGAACTGTCTCAGACTACGTTTAAACGCTGAAGCTACAATACCTGTACCCTTCACCTGTTCATTGACATGGAACATGATGAAATGTCCAGCGTCGAAGTTATCACCATCTGTTGGATATTGCAGGACACCTAACGAAGGATTACCTTCCTCTTCAAGCCTATTGAATGCCCCACGAACGGCCTTTATAGTATTCGTTTTAAGGTTGATAATTGAAGGCATGTGTTACTCCTGGGGTATCAGATACATAGTATGTATGGCGTATAAAGGTAAATTCAAACCCCACAATCCCAAAAAATATCAGGGAGATCCTACTGGAATCGTCTATCGCTCGTCGCTTGAGCTTCGTTTCATGCGGTACTGTGATAGCAACCCGGCAGTGGTTGAATGGGCCAGCGAAGAATTAATCATTCCCTACAAGTCTCCAGTTGACGGCCGGACTCACCGGTATTTTCCTGATTTCTGGATCATGGTACGACGAAAAGACGGTCAGCTTCATGAGTCTGTCATCGAAGTCAAACCCAAGAAATATTGCGGGCCCCCAAATCCAAAAAATAAACTGACGAAAACAGGTAGGATTTCACGACGCTACATCAACGACGTGAAAAACTGGGGTGTGAACTCCGCTAAGTGGCAAGCTGCTAGGGCTCTCTGCAAATCAAAAGGTTGGGAGTTTGTCATCTTGACCGAGAAGCATTTGAAAACCTGAGCATATATAGAATAGCATGGCAGACAACATCTTCAACAAAATCCAGCAGCTTCGTAGTGTTGCGGGAATCCCAGAACGCGGCCGCGTAGCACAAGACTGGTTTAGACAAACTATTCGCCGGCTCTTTGGCGAAGCTCCCATTCGTGGCCGCGATGAGTTGGTTCGGGCAGAGGAGACTACAACCCGATCTCCACAACACATTCGAGGTCGTCGTCAGGGTCGAATGTATATGTTCGTCTATAATCCTAAGCTGCGTAAACAACTACCCTTCTACGATCAATTTCCAATGGTCTTTGTTTTAGAATTTCGTAAGGAAGGGTTTCTTGGAATCAATCTACATTACTTGCCAATCAGGTTGCGGGCCCGACTGTTCAATGAGTTGACTATCCTAATGACTACAGAAGCCCTGAACGAGAACACCCGGTTACGTCTGAGCTATCAAATAATCAAAAACGCAACAAAATTTCATAATGCTTTACCCCTAATTCGGGAATATAAGAATAAGTATATACGGTCCCGAATGCTTGAAGTTCAGGCACGCGACTGGGAGATTGCTTTATTCTTGCCCGCCGAACAGTTTCGAAAGAAGGGCAAAAAAACTATATGGGCAATCACCCGGGAAGAGATTCGTGAGGGGCCCCGCAAGAGAGCTGCACGTGGACGTTCCACCGCCCAAGAGAAGAAGTTAGAAGGTACGCAAGAGACAAATGGTTAGTATTAACGAACTACAAGCTAGGATTAGTAAACATGGCCTAACCTCACCAAACAGGTTTGTCGTCGAATTTACTTCCCCACCAAAGCTGGCGCAGTTGTTCAACCGCGAGCATCAAGAAAGACTAGCCATTCAGTGCGAGACTACTTCGCTTCCTGGTAAGTCCTTCTCGACCCAAGAGAATAGAATTTGGGGACCAATTCGTAAGCTACCCTATACACCAACGTTCACCAGCACGATTGAGATGACGTTTCGTATTGGTACTGACTTCAGGGAGCGTACCCTATTTGATGTATGGAATGGATTCGTAATGAATCCAGATAATAATATGTTCAACTACTATAGCGAATATACTACGCAAGTTATCATTCACCAACTCGATAGAGAAGATAAACGAATCTATTCGGTTCGGCTCGACGAAGTATGGCCCGAAGCAATCGGACCAATTGACCTAAGCTCGGACGTCACCAACGGCTACAACAAACAAACTATCACGTTCGCCTTCAGACAATGGAAAGATGTTACCAGTGAGACATTCCCATTCATCTTTGCCACCACTACGACAGTGCAGAAGGGTGTAGCCGGCTCAGGTATTGGAACATTCTTGATGCGTGCTGCTGGCGCTTTTTACGATCAACTACCACGCATTACGGGTTCTGGTGGAACTCTCTTCGGAAGTATATTGAATCGAGCATTCTAACTTAAGGATTACTTTATCATGCCTTTGCCAATTATTGCAACTCCAACCTATACTCTGGATCTACCCTCAACGGGAAAGAAGATTTCATTTCGGCCGTTTCTAGTCAAGGAAGAAAAACTTCTGCTCATGGCTGCTCAGGTCGATGATGAAACTGAAGCTGCCGAAGAAGGTGTGAAAGCGATCAAACAGATCATTCTAAATTGTTGTGAGGGTCTAGGCAATATTGACGAGCTTCCCTTGTTTGATCTTGAATATATCTTTCTACAACTACGTGCCAGATCAGTAGGTGAAATTGTCGAGGTTGAGGTTACTTGTTCCGAATGCAAACAACCGATCAAACTGAAGATTGATGTATCGAAGATCACAGTTACTAAACCGAAAGGTCACAAAAAGGATATTAGACTCACCGATAAAGTGGGTGTAAAGATGCAGTATCCTAGCTTTGATATTTTTCAACGTCGTATAGGTAATGCAGATTTCGATGTTGAACAGTTATTTGATATTCTGATTGATTGCATCGAATGCATCTATACGGAAGAGGAGGTCCATAATGTTCAGGACTACACCCGCGAAGAAATTTCAGAGTTTCTTGAGAGTCTTTCCCAAGATCAGTTTCAGAAGATACAAAATTTCTTTGATACCATTCCCAGAGTCGAACACACAGTCAAGTTTACCTGCAAGCATAAAACACCAACGGGCGAAGGGACATCTACAACCTGTGGCAATAAGGGTGAGATAACTTTGAGTAGCATCAACGATTTTTTCGGTTGAGCTTGTATCATGAAACCTTGGCAAATTTATTCCAAGTAAATTTCATCATGATGCAGCACCACAACTACAGTCTAACTGAACTAGAGAACATGATCCCTTGGGAACGAGAAATCTACACTACTATGCTTCGACAACATATCGAAGATGAAAACGAACGGTTGAAGGCCGCGAGAACCTAACATGGCTGATGCATTTGACGACATCAAAAAAGAACTCAAGAAGTTACGCGAGATTGAAGCCGCTCGGCTCAAGGTGGATAAAGAAGCTCAGCAGGAGAGCGCCGAAGATCGCATCGAGCGATTGGATAATAAATCCTTCAAAGGCCTGGTTGATGAATTCCGAAAAGATAATAAGATCATTCAAAAAGTCTCCAAGCTCACCGAAACCCGGCTAAAGGATCTAGCAACAGGGGCGGTTGCTAAACTAGTTAAAAAGAGTAGCAAAAGTCTTGAGCTTCAAGAAGCTCATTTACGTTTGACCGACGAAAGGAAGCTAGAGGCCGCGGCGATCGCCGCAGAGCAAGAGATAGCAAAGAGAGATGAGAAAAGCATTCTGAAAGGAACATCTCGTATCCTCAACACACTTGCTAGCCGGTTTTTGGAAAATACCCAAGTAGGCCAAGCGATGTCCGAGACAATGGTTGGAAGCCTCCAAGGCCAAACAACACTCATGAGCATCGCTGAACTCGCACTCAAAGATGGCGCCGCGTTGAAAACTGAACTGGTTCAGTTGCGGAAGAACTTTGGTGACAAGTTATCAGCAATCGGTGATAAATTCAAGACTTTCAAAAGTTTTCTCGGTAAGTTCTTTACTTTCATTACTGACCCATCAAAATTCATCAAGATGATAGGATCATGGTTCTGGAGAGCTGTAATAAGGCCTGCTCTGTTTTTTCTAGGTAAAGGTCTTTTTAAAAGTCTTTTGCTACCATTCAAGGTGTTTGACAAACTCGTTGGTTTGTTTAAAGCCGGTGGGGCTCTTAGCCGTAAGCGGTCATTGAAAGATACCGAAGAGGAACGTGAAGGAAAGAGATCCAAAAAAGCAGAACGGCGAAAGATAGGTGTCCTTGAACGCTTGGGTGAGATTCGGGACGGCCTCATGGGCAAGAAAGGTTCGGGCGGTATATTCGGCGCACTCAAAGCCATCATAGCGATTGCACCATTCATTCTTCTAGGTGTTGGGGTCCTTAGAGGCCTCTGGGCAGGTGGCTCCGAGTTTCTAAGAACAGGCAATTTCCAAAAGGCCCTTGAGGAATTCTTCATTACGGCATTCCAGACTTTTACGTTTGGTATAGTCAACACGGATGAGATCAGAGAAAAGATTGCAAAGCCTTTCACTCAAATGGTTGATGCATTCGAAGCCGAAACTACTCGCGTTGGAGTGCTTGAATTCACAGCGGGGGCTGGTAAATTTATTGCTGGCATACCCGACCTAGCGTTCAAATTAGGAACCGGTATCGTGAGTTTTACATCACGCTTGCTTGGTTTCAATGAATTCGCAGATAAAGTAACAGCTCAATTCAAAGATTTCAACTTATTCGAAGGCGTCAAAGATGGTCTTGAATTTGTCGGAGATTCAATCGCTAGGTTTTTTGCTGGCCAGTTGAACCAAACGGCAATCGAAATAGACAATATAGATCCGGTAATTGCTGGCGCTAAGATTGCAAGAGAATTGAGCCTCAAGACTCTTACCGCGGCGCTTAGGAAAAGAGGAGATGAGGAAGAGGCATTGCTCATTAACCTTGGTAAAGTTTTTAGTCACCCCGACGAAGTAAAAAAGGTCAATGAACAACTGAAAAAAGTGCGAGCAATCAAACGAACTCTCAATCTGAGGATTCGTCAACTTCAAGGGGAGGAGATCGAGGCCGATAAGATAATTGAGGCTCAGGTTGAACGCTCCAAAGAATCGAGATCACAACTTGCTGAGGAGCTTACTAAAGAAGCTGACCGAGAAGCAGGAGTTACAAAGTCGTTCCTGGAAAGAGCGATTGAAGGTGCCCAACTGGCTCAAGCCGCTGGTACTGAATTATTCGCCTCTGCGGTGCAAGGGCTCACTAATGTCATAGAGAATCCCGACATTGCCTCGGGAAAGAATCTTCAAGCACTGTTCACCGCCAACACGGAACTGAGAGACAAGGCCAGTTCGGCGGTCAGCGTCGGCCCGATCATAAACAACGCAGCAGCAGCACCAGCAATAGCAGCACCAGCAGCAATCATCGCACCGATGTCTCTACGAAATCCGGAAAGCACCTTGCAACAAACTCGTTTGAAAGATCACGGAGCAGCCGTCAGTTAAAAGAAAAAGCCACTCGATTGAGTGGCTTGTTTCTTGATAATGCACCGACCCGTGGGGCGGCAGAGTTGGTTAATCTTCGTCGGCAAGATCCTCGAAGTAAGATTTAGCGGACGAGGCGTCCGATTCGCCATCATCGCTGACCGGGACCGTCGCCTCGACCATGCCCGAATCGGAGTCATCGTCATCATTAGTAACTGGACTCGAACTTGGACTTGATCCACGACCGCTAGAAGTTCCGGAAGCGTGAACATTTTCCTCCGCAGCTTCATCAGCAGCAGATGATCGCGGCGAGTCACCAGTTTCGAGAACCGTTTCGACACGGCTTCGCAGCTCCTCATACTTCTTGAATTCACTGTTGTCGATGAACGGTTGCAACTTGTGTTGCCCTGCGTACATCGCTTCAAGTGCTTCATCGTTACCATCAAGGAACTTACTTGCAGAGGCAAACTCAGACTTGTCATAGTTGACGAAACCCTTGACTCTGCGAATCTTGATCTTGAAGTCAGCACCTTCCCAGAAGCAGAAGGGATTGATCGACGCCTCGTCCTCGAAGTCGGGATCCATAGCGTCCATCAACTTGGTGAAAATCTTGACCCCGTACTTGTACAGGAAGACCTTACCTTCGTTCTCAGGATTCTTGGGATCGCTGACAACATACACGTTTGAGATGTACTGTAGTCGGCGCTTACGCTTACGGGCGATGTCTTTATTGGCATCAATACCACTATTCCAAAGCTCGGTGTTGCGTTCGCAAGCCGGACACTTGCCGGCATTAGTAGTGGGACAATTCTCGATGTACCATTGACCCTTCGGTCCTTTGAAACCATGTGAAAAGATACGGATCCAGGGAATATCTTCGCCTTCTACTGCGGGAAGAAACCTGATAACCGCATAGCCATTGTCTGACTTGTCGCGTGTCGGCTTCCAGAAACGTTCGTCGTCAAACGAACCTCCGGGCTTGTTCATCTTCGCGGCCTCCTCGGCCAGTGCTTCGGTGCCTTTGCGTCCTCGACGCTTCTTTAGATCACTGAATGACATATTATATCTCCTATTTCAGTGTATGTTAGTGTAAAATGTATTACGGTGTATACAGTTATATTTATGCTTTAGTGGGCTCTGAAATCGCCCTTACGAACGGCCGCAAAGTTGCCAGGGGTGTTCGGCATCGGAGTGTCTGTTGACTGCCACCGACCATCACCAACTCCAAAGAGTTGGGCGCGAGCAGCAAACAGACGTTCGTGCAGTTCCTCGATCAGAGAAATTTGATTATTGATTCGGCTGATCTCGGTTCGGAGTACATCT